AGTAGGAGTTTGGGCGCGCGGTATTCTGGCTGGATTATTTTTTTGAGGAGGTCGTTGGGTGGGACGCAGGAAAGATGCGCCCGCCACTCAGGCGGCGAAGGGATTTCCCGGCCGGCGCAAGGCGCGCGAGATGCAGGCGGCGGTCGAACTGGCCGCGCGCGCGCAGCCCGCGGCCGACCAGGTCGCCGCGGCGCGTGATCCTTTCGCGGCTCCGAGCATGTTCCGAACCGCGCCGTCGTACTACGCCCGGGCGCTCGCCGTCTGGTCGGACACGATCCGCGGCTTGCGCGTCCTGGGCCGGCTCGATTCGCGCTACGCCCCGTCGATCGCGATCTACTGCGTCGCGGTCCAGGAGTGGGAAGCGGCCTGCAAGCACATCCGCCAGAACGGCTTCGTTCAGGAGGTGGTGCGCACCACGGGCGACAAATGGTTCCGGCCGAATCCGATGCTCGACGTGCGCTCGGCTGCCGAGACCACGATCAAGGAAAAGGCCCGCGAGTTCGGCCTGTCGCCGCTGTTCGATCAGGATCTGCTGAAGGTGCAGACCTTCAACCGCTCGCAGGGCAAGAGCCAGGGCGAGCTGCCTCTCGACGGTCCTGACGAGGATGGGGCGTCGGGGGAAGCACAGGCGCGACAGGCAGGCGAGGATCCTCTCGACCTGATGAACCGGGCCGATTCGCCGCCGCCTGATCGGCTCAACTAGACCATCATGGTCGAGGAGCGTTCGGGCCCGTCGCCCGACACGGCGGCCGATCCGCACGCGCTGCCGCCCTGGCTTGCCGAAGTGGCGGCCGACCCGGCCTATGCCTGGGCGCTGTCGGGTTGGCGCCGTGCCGCGTCGCTGCCCGGCGCCTGGTTCGACGAGGCCAAGGCGCAGAAGGTGGTGGACGCCTGGCCGAAGATCCTGCGGCTCACGGAGGATCGTTTCGACGGCAAACCGTTCTGGCTGCTGAAATGGCAGTCGATCACGGTGCGCCTGCTGGTCGGCTGGAAGAAGCCGGTCGAGATCCTGGACGAGACGACGGGCAAGCCGCGCATCGCCTGGGTTCGGGTGTTCCGGCGGCTCGATCTCTGGATCGCGCGAAAGAACGGCAAGTCGGAGTTCCTCGCGGGCCTCGGCATCCTGTTCTTCCTGCTCGAGAAGGTGCCGGGCGCGCAGGGCTTCGTCTTCGGCCGCGACGAGAAGCAGGGCATGGTGCCCTTCCGCAAGATGAAGGGCATGATCGAGAAGTCGATCGGCCTGATGGTCGGTCGAGACGGCACCCGCCGCGTCGTCAACCAGGCGAAGAGCATCTTCGTGCCCGAGACCAGCGGGCTCTGCGAACTGCTCTCGGGCAAGCCCGACGGCAAGCATGGCCGCGCGCCGACGGTGATCATCGGCGACGAGATCCACGAATGGCTGACGCGCGTCCTCGCCGACACCTTGCGGCAGGGCACGGCGACCCGCCTGCAGCCGATCGAGCTCTACGCTTCGACCGCCGGCGTGAAGACGGCGCGCATCGGCTACGAGTGGTTCGAGGAGAGCATGGAGATCCTCGAGGGGACGAAGGACGACCCGACCACGCTGGTCGTGTTCTTCGGCGCCGCGGCCGAGGACGACTGGACCGACGAGGCGGTCTGGCGCAAGGCCAACCCCTCGATCGGCATGACGCCGACCTGGGACTACATGCGCATCGAGGCGCGCAAGGCCAAGGGCAAGCCGGCGGCCGAAGCCGCGTTCAAGTGCTACCACCTCAACCAGTGGGTGGATCACGTTTCGGGCTGGATCCCCGTCTCGGTCTGGAAGGCGGCCACCGCCGATGCCGAGGGTTGGAAGACACAGGCCGCGCGCTTCAAGGGCCGGCGCTGCTTTGGCGCAACGGACGTCTCGTCGGTGCGCGACCTGACCGCCCTGATCTGGCTGTTCGAGCCGGAGGAGCCGGACGGCGCCTGGGATCTGCTGCCGATCTTCTGGGTGCCGGAGGGCACGCTGGCGCAGCGGCAGGAGCAGGACCGCCGGGTCAACTGGCGGTCCTGGGTCGACCAGGGCGCGCTGCGGACGATGCCGGGCGAGGTCGTCGACCTGCAGGTCGTCGCCAATGCCATCCTGGAAGGCATGGCGGCCTTCGAGGTCCAGATGCTCGGCTTCGACAGTTGGGGCGTCTCGCAGCTGCAGATCATGCTGCAGGACGAGGGCGTCACGGCGACGATCGGCGACGACCCGTTCATGGTCAATCTGCGTCAGGGCCATCGCACCCTGGCCGAGCCGACCAAGGAATTCGAGCGCCTGGTGTTCCAGCGCAAGCTCGACCACGCCGGGCACCCGGTCCTGGCCTGGATGGCGCAGCACTGCGGCGTCCGCTTTGACGCCAATTTGAACTACGTCCCGGACAAGGCCGGGTCGAAGGACAAGATCGACGGCATCATGGCGTCCGTCATGGCGGTGGCGCTGACGATGGGCCCGGCCGCCGCCGGCCCCTCGGTCTACGAGGATCGCGGCATTCTGGAAATCGAGGTCGAGGAGTGGGCCCCATGAATCTTCGTGGCATGCTCGCTCGCGCGCTGCTCGGGCCGGACCTGTCGGCCGAGCGCTTCGGCCCGTCGCATGGCGTGTCGGACGCGAATGGCTGGTTCGTCCGCATGTTCGGCGGCAAGACCAAGGCCGGGATCAGCGTCTCCGAACTCGGCGCGCTGCACCTGCCGGTGGTCTATGCCTGCGTCAACCGGATCAGCAATCCGGTCGCCGGCGTGCCGGTCGGCATCTTCCGCAAGGGTCCGAAGGGCGAGGTCATCGCGGTGACGGATCACCCGTTCGCGCAGAAAATCAAGCTGCGGCCGAACGACCTGATGTCGTCGCGGACGCTGCGCAAGACCCTGCAGGGCCACGCCCTGCTCTGGGGCAACGGCTATGGCGAGATCGAGCGCAATGGCCGCGGCCAGTCGGTCGGGATCTGGCCGCTGCTGCCCGATTCAACCGAGCCGCGCCGTATTCGCGACGAGCTTGTCTACGAGACGACCATCTCGGGCCAGCGTCACCAGATGCAACAGCGCGACGTGATGCACATCATGGACCTGTCGCATGACGGCTATCGTGGCCTTTCGCAGATCGCGATGGCGCGCCAGGCGGTTGGCATGGGCCTCGCCATGGAGGAGTTCGGCGCAAAGTTCTTCGCCAACGACGCCAAGTCCGGCGGTTTCCTGATGCACCCGGGCCGGCTGTCGTCGAATGCTCAGGGCAACCTCGCCGGCAAGCCGCGCGCCGGCGGCTCGGACCAGCGCAGCGATTCCGGCGCCCAGCTCGAAAAGCAGGGCGGGCTCAAGAATGCGCACCGCGTCAAGGTGCTCGAGGAGGGCGTCAAATACGTCTCGACCACGATCCCGCCCGAGGATGCGCAGTTCCTCGGCTCGCGCGAGTTCCAGATCGCCGAGATCGCCCGGATCTACGACGTGCCGCTGGTGCTGCTGCAGAGCCATGAGAAATCGACCAGCTGGGGCTCGGGCATCGAGCAGCTGATGATCGGCTTCGTCCGTCAGACGATCGAGCCTTGGGTCGGCGCCTGGGAGCAGGAGTTGAACTGGAAGCTCTTCACCGACGAGGAGCTCGAGCAGGGCTACTACGTCAAGTTCAACCTCAACGCCCTGCTGCGCGGCGACATGGCCGGGCGCGCTGCCTTCTACAAGGCGCTGTTCGAGCTTGGCGTGCTCTCGCCGAACCAGATCGCCGCGCTCGAGGAGCAGGATGGCATAGGCGCCGATGGCGACGTGCATTTCGTGTCGAACAACGTCCAGTCGATCGAGCGCGCGATCAACCCGCCCGAGCCGCCTCCGATCGGCCACAACGGCGGCCCGCCGCTCGACCAGCCCGCCGACGACCCGACCGATCCGGCCGACGAAGAGGAGCCCGGCGCATGAAATACGCGCATATCCTGATGGCGGTCACCGAAGAGCGCTGGGCCCTGCAGGAATCGAAGCTGCAGGCGATCATCGACTTCCTCGCCGCGCAGTCATCGGGCCAGAAGCTCTCGGCCGAGGAGGTCGCGGCGCGGATCCCGGTGAAGGTCGAGCGCGAGGCCGCCCGCCAGGTCGGGCGCGTTGCGCTGCTGCCCTTGCGTGGCGTCATCGCCAACCGCATGAACATGATGACCGAGATCTCCGGCGGAACCTCGTCGGAAGGCTTCGGCATCGCCTTCCAGGCGGCGCTGCGAGCCGATGACATCAAGGCGATCGTCATCGATGTCGATTCGCCCGGAGGCATGGTCAGCGGCACGGCCGAGCTCTCGCAGATGATCCATGCGGCGCGCGGCGTGAAGCCGATCGTCGCTCATGTCAACGCGACCGCCGCCAGCGCCGCCTACTGGATCGCTTCCGCCGCGACCGAGATGGTCGTCACACCATCGGGCGGCGTCGGCGATATCGGCGTGCTCGGCATGCATGACGATGTCAGCGGCGCGCTCGAAAAGGCCGGCGTCAAGAAGACGATCGTCAAGGCCGGCAAGTTCAAGGCGGCGGTGAATCCGTTCACGCCGCTCGACGACGAGACCCGGGCTCGCATGCAGGCGCGTGTCGATGCGGCTTACGGCACGTTCGTCGCCGACGTCGCCCGCAACCGCGGCGTGGCGCTGGCCCGTGTTCGCGAGGGCTTTGGCCAGGGCGAGATGGTCGACGCCACTCAGGCCGTGGCCGAGGGCATGGCCGACCGCGTCGGTACGCTCGAGGAAACGCTGCAGCGCTTCGGCGCCTCGCTCTATGGCGAGGTGATCGCGCAGCCGCCGGCGGGCCGCCGCTCGGCCCTGCAGCGCGACAAGCGGGCGCTGGCTCTTTCGTAACACCCGCCGACCGGCGGTCACGGCCTCGCTCGCGTGCCGGCGCGGGCGAGGCCTCTTTGTATCCGGCATTCAGCACCAGGAGACACCCATGCTGAAGGCACTGCGCGAAAAGCGCACCAAGCTGGTCGCGGATATGCGCGGCATCATCGATCTCGCCGAAAAGGAGGATCGCGACCTGTCGGCCGAGGAGCAGTCCCAGTTCGACACGCTGCAAGCCGAGAAAGAAGGCCTCGACAAGCGCATCGCGCGCCTCGACGCGCAGGATGCGACCGAGACTGCGCTCGGCGCCGTCATTCCCGCCGCCGCGCGCGGCAATGGCGTCCAGCCGATCCCGCGCCGTCCGAACGAGGCGAGCAAGGAGTTCGAGAGCTTCGGCGAGTTCATGGCGGCGGTGCGTTTCAACCGCAACGACCAGCGCCTGACCTTCGTCGAGGGCGTCGGCGCCCAGGCCGGCGAGAACGGCCTGCAGGCCGAGCTGCGCATGGACAACGACACCCAGGGCGGCTTCATGGTGCCGACCCAGATGCGCAACCAGATCATGCGTGTTGATCCCCAGGCTGCCCTGGTCCGTCCGCGCGCCCAGGTCATCCCGGCCGGCAGCCCGCCCGACGCCTCGATCACCATGCCGGCGCTCGACCAGTCCGGCGCCAACCCGGGCAATATGTACGGCGGCGTCGAGGTCAAGTGGATCGGCGAAGGCGACGAGAAGCCCGAGACCGATGCCCGCCTCAGCGAGATCACGCTGACGCCGCACGAGGTCGCGGGCTTCGTCACCGTCACCGACAAGCTGCTGCGCAACTGGGCCGCGTCCGACAGCTTCATCCGCAACCTGCTCTCGGGCGCGGTCGATGCGGCCGAGGATTACGCCTTCCTGCGCGGCTCCGGGATCAACCAGCCGCTCGGCGCCCTCAACGCCGGAGCGACCAAGTTCATCAACCGGGCCACGGTCAACACGATCACCTATCCTGACCTGGTCAACATGGTCGCGGTGCTGCTGATGCGCGGGGGCTCGCCGATCTGGTCGATGCCCCAGTCGGCCCTGCCGAAGATCGCGACGATGACGGATCCGGAGGGCCATTACATCTGGAAGCCCGATGCCCGCGACGGTTTCGCCGGCACCCTGCTGGGCTATCCGCTGCGCTGGAACAACCGGGCGCCGGCGCTTGGTTCGAAGGGCGACGTGCTGCTGGCCGACTGGAATTACTACCTGGTCAAGGATGGCTCGGGCCCGTTCATCGCGGCCTCCGAGCACGTCAAATTCACCTCGAACAAGACCGTCATCAAGATCTTCTGGAACGTCGACGGCGCGCCCTGGATGAAGGCGCCGATCAAGGAAGAGAACGGCTACGAGGTCTCGCCCTTCGTCGGACTCGACGTCCCGGCCTGATCGCGCCCCACCTGCGCGTCATGCGCCTCGGCGCCGGCCAGTCCGGCGCCGCCCTCACCCTCCCCGCCATCACCGTCCTGAAAGGAGCTCGCCATGCGCGACCTCGCCAATTCCGTGCATCTCAAGCGGGCCATCAGCCCGGCCGCGGCCGTCACCGACAACACCCCGTTCGTCTCGCAGATCGTCGACAAGACCGGGTACGAGCAGCTGATGTTCGCCATCCTGATCGGCGCCCTGGCCGATGCCGACGCGACCTTCGTCGTTCTCCTCCAGCATGGCGACGCCGCCAACCTCTCCGATGCGGCCGACGTGCCGGATGCGCAGCTGACCGGCACCGAGGCGCTGGCCGGCTTCACCTTCGCCGCCGACGATCAGCTGCGGAAGATCGGCTATGTCGGCCCCAAGCGCTACGTCCGCATGACGATCACGCCGGCCAACAACACCGGCAACGCCTTCATCGCGGCCGTCGCCATCCTGTCGAGCTCGCGCTACGCGCCGACCCCGAATCCGCCGGTCTGATCGCCGCTCCCGCCTTTTCCTGAAATGGATGGCGCCGGGCGCCGTCCCGTCGAGGACTGACCCATGAAAGACATCGTGATTTCGGAGTGCGTCGATGTGCGCACCGGCAAGCGCCATCAGCGCGGCGAGGTGTTTCCCTCGGACGACGTGCTGCAGATCGACCGCCTGACCAAAGCCGGCTGCCTTTCGCCGTCGAACACGGCCCAAGCCAAGGCCGCTCTCGCCGAGCGCGAGGCCGCCGAGGAACTGGCGAGCAGGGCGAGCCGCGCTGCCGAGCGCCAGCGCCTGGCCGCGGCCGAGGCCACCGCGGCGGCAAGCAGCAAGCTCAACGAGGCGATCGCCGCGCTCGAGCTGCGCCGGACCGAGGCCGAGACGGCGGCGACCGAAGCCGAGGAGCGCGCGCGCCTGGCCGAGGAGGCCGCGACGGCGTCCGCCACGCGCGTCTTGGAGATCGAGGCGGCGATCGCCGAATTGGCGAGGCGCCAGGACGAGGCCGACACGGCGATCGCCACGGCCACGGCCCGCAAGGGCGAGGTCGAGGACGAGCTGCAGGCGCTCGAGGCCAGGCTCGCCCAGGCGAGCGAGGACGCGGCCGCCGCCCGCAAGAAGAAGCCCTGACCGATGCCTTACGTCGTCGTCGTCACGCCGCCCGGCGAGATCCTGCCGCTCGATGACGTGAAGCGGCATCTTCGCGTCGACCATGACGACGAGGATGATCTGATCGAGGGTCTGATCCAGGCGGCTGTGGCGACGCTCGACGGCCCCGATGGCTGGCTCGGCCGGGCCCTGGGCGAGCAGAGGCTCGAACTGCGCAGCAACGGTTTTCCTGTCGGTTGCGATGGCGCGATCGATCTCCCGCTTCAGCCCAGAACCCTCGTCAGCGTCTCCTATGACGACGTCGCGGGCTCTGCCCATCTCGTCGATCCCGCCGACTGCAAGCTGCATGGCGCCGGCGTCTATGCCCGTTCGGGTTTCTCCTGGCCCTCGACCGCCTGCCGGCCCGACAGCGTGCGGATCCTGTACGACGCGGGGACCAACGACGTCCCCAAGCCGGTGCTCGCCGCGCTCAAGCTGATGATCGGCGATCTCTACCGCTGGCGCGAAACGACCGCGCCGATCGCCGGGGCGTCCGTTCCGATGTCGACCACCGTCGAAATGCTGCTCGCGCCCTTCCGCGTCTGGCGGGGCTGACCTTTCTCTTCCGCAAGGATCCTCTTCATGACCGTGACCTCCGAAATCTATGCGCAGATCAAGGCGCGCCAGACGGCCGCGCCCGATCTCGGGCAGGCCTCCGCCGAAATCAGCGCCGGCATCGCCGTCAAGCTGGGGGCCGGCACGCTCGCCGGCCAGGCCGACCGGATGTGGTCCGACGAGCGCACGCTCGCCGCCTCCGCGACCGAAAATCTCGACCTCGCCGGCGTCCTGAGTGACATCTTCGGCGCGGCGGCCAGCTTCGCCAAGGTCAAGGCAATCATCGTGGTCGCGGCTGCGGCCAACGCCGGCGACATCGTGCTTGGCGGCGCCGCCTCGAACGGCTTCGTCGGCCCCTTCGGCGCTGCCGCCCATACCGTCGCGGTGCGGCCGGGCGGCGTCGTCCTGCTGGCGGACGCCGCCGGCGGCTGGGCTGTCGCGGCGGGGACTGGCGATCTGCTTAAGGTCGCCAACGGCTCCGGCTCGGCGGCCGGAACCTACAAGATCATTGTGCTCGGCACCTCGGCGTGACGCTCGACGCCGGCAAGCTCGATCGGCGCGCGGCGTTCCACCGCCGCGCCGTGCTGGCGGCCGCGGTTGCCGGCAACCAGCGTGGCGGCTTCGAGGCCGTGCCGTTCCTGACCGTGTGGGCGAACTTTCGCCAGACGCCGGGTCGCGAGCAGGTCAGCGCCGGGCTCGTCGAGGATCAGATCGGCGGGACGCTGCGGATCCGCGACTGCCGGGCGGCGCGCGAGATCACGGCTGCGGATCGCGTGGTCATGTCCGGCGCGAACTTCGCGATCAGGAGTGTCGGCCTGCCCGAGGTCCTGCAGGGCTATATCGAGTTTGTCGTCCAGCGCGAGGTGGCGGGCTGATGGTCTTGCAGTCGGCGTTCATGCTGTATCAGGGCTACAAGCTCAGTCAGGACGCGGCGAAATATGGCCGGGCCGGGCTCGACGCGCTGGCGCTTTTGCGCACGCCCGGCCTGCAGGGGCTGCGAACGCTCGGCGGCTCGGCGATCGAGATCGTCGGGCTCGACAACCTGATCGGCTCGCTCGTCAAGCATGGTGTCAGGCTCGCTTTCGGCTCGCGCAACGTCGACGCCGGCGCCATGGACGAGATGCTGGCCCTGATGCGCGAGCGCGTGCCGCGCGACACCGGGCGGTTGTTCAACGGGATCTCCGGCGAGATCGACGATGACGGCATCGCCACGGTGACGGCCTCGGCCGTTCGCGACAACGGCTTCGACTATGCCTTCCTCGTTGAGCACGGCACCAAGGCCGGCGTGCGTGGCAAGGCCAGCCAAGTCGCCGACGCAAATTACTTCGATGTCAACCTCGTCGACGGCACGGCGCAGCGCCGCAGGCCAAGCCGGCGCTCGACCCGGCGCAGCGGGCGCACCCATCCGGGCACGCCGCCGCAGCCGTTCTTCTTCAACTCGGCGCGCGAGGTCCTGGCCGAGCGGCAGCAGCGCCTCGAGGATGCGGCCGAGCGCGCGGCCGAAGAATCCGGATTGGCCTGATGGCCCGGGTCAAAATCACGGCGACCGTGCATGTCCGCTGCAACGCGGTCGCGATCCGGATCTATCCCGCCGGCTATCGCGGCCCGGCGCCGGACGATCACATCACGCGGATCGTCGCGGCCGGCAAGGGTGTGCGCCTGTCGCGGCGCGGCGAAACCGTGAAGGACGCCGGCGATGTCGCCTGAAATCGCTCTGCAATCGGCCGTCGTCGACCGTCTCGGCGCGGATATGGCGGTCATGGCGATCGTCGCCGGCCGGATCTTCGATCAGGTTCCGGCCGATCGCGCGCCGGGTGAGCCACCCTATGTCGAGATCGGGCCGATCAACCGCACCCGCTTCGAGGGCTGCGCCGCCGGCTGGCTGATCCGGATGCGGCTTTACGCGACCAGCACCGATTTTGGCCGGGTCGAAGCGTGGAATCTGGCCGATGCCATCGTCGCTGCGCTCGATGACAGGATCGACGAAACGGGCGCACAGGCCGTCGAGGCCCTCGCCCTGGCGGCTCCCTTCCGCATCCTCGACAGCCTGCGCGTCGTCCAGGCGGGGGATGTCGTCGACCCGCTGCAAATCAAGTCCGTCTTCGTCGACGTGCAGGCCGTGATCGCCCGCGTCGGCTGAGTTTAGCCCCGTCTAACTTTTGAAAGGATCAGCACCATGGCCGAACCCGATCTGCTGCCGGGCAACCGCTTCCGGCTCTATCGCGAGAGCGATATCACGCCGGGCACCTTCCTCTTCGTCTGCGTCGCGACGACGATCACCTTCAATCGCACGAACAGCTTCGAGGACACCACGGTCGCCGATTGCGACGATCCGACCGCGATCCCCAACCGCAAGTCGGTCAAAACCTCGACGGCCTGGAATCTGAACTTCTCGGGAAACTCGGACATCAAGCGGATCGAGGGCATCGAGACCGATTTCGAAGCCGAGGGCACGCATCGCTATCAGATGCTGCTGGACAAGCCCGCCGCCGATGGCGGCCGGACCTATACCGGCGCCGTCTTCGTCGAGACCTTCGAACTGGCCAAGCAGAATAACGGCCTCGTCACCTTCTCGGCGCAGATGCGCGGCGACGGCGAAATCGACCGGGCGGCCGTGGTCTGATGATGGCGGTGGCCTCGACCACGATCCGCCGGGAGTTCGCGGGGCGAGAGCGCGATTTCCGCCTGGCGATCGGCGAACTCGGCGCGCTGGAGCGGGTCTGCGGCGCGGGCATCGGCGCGATCGCGCTGCGACTCATAGGACACCAGTTCTATGCCGCCGACATATGGGAGACGATCCGACTCGCGCTGCAGGGCGGGGGCCTCGCCGAAATCGATGCCTCGGCGATCGTCCGGGGCTTTCGTGAAGGGCCGATTGGGGAAGAGTGCGTCCAACTTGCCAACGAGATTGTACTCGCTTCCCTCTGGGGAGCGGAGGCCGCCGATGCCAGTCGCAAGAAAGCGGAGACCGATGCGGCAATCGGCGATCTCAAGGCGCTCTACCGTCTCGGCGGAGCGATGGGCCTCGATCCGCGCCGTGTCGACGCGCTGACGCTCGGCGAGATGAAGGTGATGTTTGAGGGCTTCGCCGCCATGCATGGCGGTGGTGAGACGGGTATCAGCCGCGAGGAGTACGAGGATGTTCTCGCCGAGGAGATCGCGGCCGGACGCGGTTAGGCCGACGACTTTGCTTTATGGCAGCAGTAGACGCAGAGCTTACAGAGGCGATCCTGCTTCCGCTCGCATCGAGGAACAGCGCGCATCGTCAGTTCCATTTGGAACGATGAAAAGCAAAGATTTTAGCAGCGCTTTTCCGGGCTCTACCTCTCCTTTCGCAATATTATAATCCTTCTTGATGACAATCTTATTGCGAAGGAATTCGCATTGAATGTGTATATTTCTCAGCCAAAATTTTGATCGATTAAGAACCGATAGGTCTAGCATCACGACAGTCGGTCTCATCAAATGTAAGTCTTGAACGTGAACTTCGACCGATCGCACGGCTTCTTCTATCGGCGATTGCGCCAACGCACAATCTGCCAAAGTCAACACGCAAAAGCTCAGTAGAATTCGCCTCATTACAACAACCTCCAGAGTGTTAAATGGCGCAAGCTTTAACAATTCGGTTCGGAACCGACGTGAGTGGTGCCCAACGGGGCATGGCCGATCTCGCAAGCGCGGTCGCCGGCAACATGGCGAAGATTTCGACCACCATGCTTGCCGCCGGTCGCAATGTCGATCAAGGCCTGCTTGCGACGGTGGCGCGCACGACGGCTAGCGTTACGGCAATGCAGTTAGCTCTGGCCGGCGGTGTTCTTGTGGGTTTTGCGGGCCTTGGAAAAGCTATCGCTGATGCCAGCGAACAGCTCGACCGATTTGTCGAACTAGGCGCACGAGCTTCAAACCTCAACTTAGACGTTGAATCGTATCAGCGTTTTGTCGATGCCCTCGGCGGCGGCAAGGAAGCCCTTGCCTCATTGGAAAAGGGGTTGAGTGCCGTCAAGGAGAAATTTGGCGAGATCAGCAAGGTTCGGAGCTTACTCGGAGAGGTTTTCTCAAGTGGCTATACAGGCGATTTCGTCTCGCAAGGGCTGCGTCAGTTTGATTCTGCGGCCGATGATAAGGGGCGGCTTCGGGCGGCTGTAGTCGCGTTGCGCGAAATTCAGGATCTGGGGCTGAGTCTCGCTGCAACAAAGTTGAGCGAGCAGCTTTTCAGCCCGGAGGTCGCCGCGCGCATAGCGCAAGGCAAAACCGACGTAAGCGAAATCCTGGCCAGGATGGACGGCGCCAAGGGCGTCGAGATTATCTCAGCAGAAGATGTACGGCGCGCCGAAGAACTCAAGGATCGAATTGAAAAGGCAAAACAGGCGATTGCTGACGCGGTCTCCGCCTCCTTTAGCTTCGCCGGCGCAGGCGAGGTTGTGTTGAAGGTCTGGGCTGGAGTGCTGGAAACGGTGGCGAAGGTCGCCGGCGTCATCAAAACGTTCTCGACGTTCCAGCCCGCCAATCTCGTCAATCAGCAGATCACGTCGCTGGAGCGGCAGCTTCAGAACAGTGTCGGTGAAAACCCAGTCCGTCGTCGTGGCATGGAGGAGCAGCTTCGGAAGCTTCAAGGCCAGTCGATGCTTCAGGCCGACGCAAATCCCGCTATTCCATTTGGTCCGGATAATTACCAGAGCAGCCTGCCTGTCCCGAAGCCACCTAGGCAGCCGCCCGACATTGGCTCCATCCGCGCCGGCTTTGCCAAGAAAGCCGGCGGTGGCGGCGGCGGCTCGTCGGGCGAAGGGCTCGACCAGATCGAGCGCTTCATTTCTCAGCTCGAGCGCGCCCGCGACGTCGCCCAGGCCGAACTGGACAATATCGGCAAGTCGAATGTCGAGCGCGAAAAGGCGATCGAGTTGGCGAAAGCCGCCGCCGCCGCGCGCGCCGCCGGCCGTGATCTGACCGAAGAGGAGCGCACCAAGATCCTGCAGCTCGCCGAGGCGCAGCAGGTCCTGAAGAACCGGATCATGGATGTCCGGCAGGCCCAGGCCGGCGCGGCCGAGGCGATGCGCTTTTTCGGCGACGCGGCGGCGGACGCCCTCGGCTCGATCATCTTCGACGGCGGCAAGGCCAAGGATGTCCTGCGCAATCTCGCAAAGTCCTTCGGCAAATCCGGCCTGCAATCTCTTTTCACCGGCCAGGGGCCGCTGGCCTCGATCCTCGGCCTCGCTCCGAAGGCTTCGGACGGCCCCAACGCGGTCGGTGGTCTTGCCGGTCTGCTGGGCAGCTTCTTCAAGGCCGGCGGCGGCGACGTCACTGCAGGGCGGGCCTACACCGTCGGCGAACTTGGCCGCGAACTCTTCGTGCCGTCGCAAAACGGCACGGTGATGCCGATCGGGCGCGGCGGCGCGGGGGCCGCTGGCGGCATGACCGTTTCCCCGACCTACCACATCTCGGTCGGCGGCAATGTCAGCCAGGCCGAGCTGATCGCCGTGCGCCGGCAGGTCGAGGCGGCGCAGCGCAGCCTGCCGCGCAGCGTCCAGACCATCATGCGGCAGACCGAACTCAGGGGCACGAGGGGCTGATGCGGCGCTTGATCGACTGGCCGCGCGACCTGCGCTGGCAGAGCCGCGAACCGTTGACCGGGCCGCGCACGGCCGGCTCGGGCTCCAGCGAGGGGCTGACCGGGTTCATGCAGAGTTTCGCCTCGCCTTTCGGCTGCTGGCGCTGGTCGTTTGCGTTCCCGCCGCTCAAGGGCGAGGCGTTCCGGCGCTATCGCGGCGCGGTGCTGGCCTTGCACGGCGGCGCCAATGCCGTCCGCGTGCCGTTCTGCGATCCCGACGGCCTCGGCTGGGCCGGCCTCGGCGTCGTGCTCGGCGGCCTGCGCCCGCAGGACGGCGCGCCCTGGACGAACGGCAGGCCCTGGAGCAACGGCCGCAACTGGCGGCTCGGCCGACCCGTGGCGCCGCTGGCGCTGCCGGCGCTTCGCGGCGATGTGGTCGTCGCGCTCGCCGATGTCGCCTGGGGCCATCGCCTCGGTCTCGGCGACATGCTCGGCTTCGCGCCGTTCCATTTTGGGCTCTATTTCGTCACCGAGGCGCTGGGCGAAGGGCGCTACCGGGTCTGGCCGCCGCTGCGGCGCGCGCTCGCGGTCGGGGATGTCGCCACGCTGACCCCGGTGCTGGCGATGCGCCTCGAAGGCGAGGGCGGCGCCTCCGCCGGGCGCGGCGCCGTTAGCGCCGACGGGTTGACGATGACGCTGGCCGAGATCGAGGACGCGGATATCCGCGACTTCTACCAGTGAGCGGGCTGTTTGACGGCGCGGAGATCGAGGCGCTCGGCGCGCCGCATGTCGCGCGCCTCTGGCTCGTCCGGCTCGACCTGCCCGGCGGCGTCGCGCGGCTGCATTCGGGCGTCGGCACGCATGTCATCGCGGGCGAGACCTGGCGCGGCGTCACCGACCCGATCGGCGGCCGGCTGGTCTCGATCGCCGGGGTCGAGGAGCCGGCCTTTGGCCAGGCGGCGGCGGTGACGCTGGTGTTGACCGGGGCCAATCGCGCCTTCCTGCAATCGGTCCACGCGACGCGCCGGGAGATCGAGGGCCGCGACGCCAATGTCTACTGGTGCGCCTTCGACGGCGAGACGCAACAGCCGCTGTTTGGGCTCAAGGGCCTGTTCACGCGCGGCATGATGTCGGCCCCGTCGCTGCACTGGGGCGGGCTCGGCGTCCGCACCGTCTCGCTGACGATCGAGAACGTCTGGGCTTCGCAGAACTTCAAGCCGGGCCGGCGCTGGAACCCGGCCGACCAGCAGCGGCTCTACCCCGGCGACAGGGGGCTCGACTATGTCGGCGTCTCGGTCAGCGAAAGCTGGACGTCATGAGCGCGGCCTTGCTGGCGCGCCAGACAGCCCTGCGCGCGCATGTCGAGGCCGTCCAGGCCTCGCCCTGCGTCTGGGGCCGCGACGATTGCACCCGCTGGACGGCCGACTGGGTCGAGGCCGTGCGCGGCGTCGACTTAGGCCTGCCGGCCTATGCCGGCGAGGCGCAGGGCCGCGCCCTGATCGCGGCGGCCGGCGGACTGGTGGCGCTCTGGTCCGAGCGGCTGGCCGCCGCCGGGATCTGGGACGCCGGCCTGCCGGCCTATGGCGATGTCGGCCTCGTCGAGACGCGGCTCGGCCCGATCGGCGTCATCGTCGCGCATGACGGCATCTGCGCGCTCCGCGCCGGGAACGGCGTCACCTTCCTGCGTCCGCGCCGCTTCCTGAAGCTCTGGTCGATCTAGCATGCTCAGACTCGCCCTGCTCTCGACGGCGGTGTTGTTTGCCACGCCGGCGCTCGCCGAGCCGATCTCGTTGACCCTGCTCGGCGTCAACGCGCTGCTCGGCACCTCGCTCACCGCCTCGACCGTGATCGTCGGCACGCTCACCGTCGGCCAGGCGATCGGCACCGCGCTTGTGGTCGGCGCGAGCCTGCTCGCCAGCGCCTTCAACCGGCCTGGCAAGGCGCGCGGCGCGATCGATCCGAGCGCGGCGCGCAGCACCTTCGAGACCTCGCAATCGGGCGAGATCCGCTGCGTCGGCCGGGTCAGGATCGGCGGCGTCAAGCTCTTCGGCAACACCGCGCTGCTTGATCGCTGGCGGCTGATCGGCCATTGCCGGGGTCCGATCTCGGGTGTGGAGGAGCATTATCTCGGCGGCAAGGAGGTCATCGTCGAGACCGACGGCCGGGTCTCGACGCCGCCTTACCGCAACGAGGCCGGCTCCTATGTCTACATCTACAACAAGCCCGGCTTTGACTCGGAGATCTCCTGGCCTGGCCTGATCGCCGCCTTCCCGCAGCAATGGACGGCGGCGCACCGGGTCCGTGGCATCGCCCAGTCGGCGATCCGCTATGTTTCGCCCGGCCTCGGCAACACCATCGCGCAGGAAAAATTCCAGCAGCTCTACCAGTCGGGGCCGCCCGAATACGAGCGCGTCCAGCGCGGCGAGCTGATCTACGATCCGCGCACCGGCTCCTCGGCCTGGTCGGATAACGGCGTCCTCGTCGTCCTGCACATCCTGCTCGGCTTTCCCGAGTTCGAGCTGGCCGATTTCGACGTCGGCTTCATCGGGGACGAAGCCGACAAGGCCGACGAGGCGGTGCCGACGCGCTTGGGTCTCGAGCCGCGCTCGCGCGCCTGGGGCCTGTGGGACGACGCCGAAACCAATCGCGGCGACCTGCTCGGGCAAGTCCTGCTCTCGACCGGCTGCGAGCTTGTGGCGCGGCCGGGCGACCTGATGGGCATTCGCCTCGTCGATGACGTGCGCGAACCCGAGATCACGATCGCGACTCGCCACATCGTCGATTTTACCCTGAAGGCCGGGCCGGACGGGGTCGAGCGGCCCAACCGCTGTCGGGTCAAGTACTACTCGCCGGAGCGCAATTTCGACATGGCGGAGATCCATCTGGTGGCCGACCGGGCGGTCGTGCCGGCGGTGCCGCTGGCCTGGTCGGTGGCGCAGGCCGAGATCGACCGGGTCGGCGAACGCTCGGTCGAGTACAGCCTGCCGTTTTGTCCGTCGGCGGCGCAGGCGCAGCGCATCGCGCGCCGGCTCTTCGCAACGGCCCGGGCCGACAGCGGCATCGCCCAGACCAACATGGCAGGCCTCGCCTGCTGGGGTTTGAAAACCGTGGCCTTCGAGGTCGCCGATCTCGATCTGGTGCTGTCATGCGAGGTCCAGCCGGCGCGTGTCGACGACGAGGCCGGTCGCGTCGAAATTCCCTTCGTCGTCCTGCCCGCGTTGAGCGCCTGGAATGTCGGCGTCGACGAGGCGCTGCCGCCCGACGACGTGCCGGACATGCAGTATTTCAGTCAGGAGGTCGCGGCCCCGACATCGCCGCCGAGTCTGATCACGGTGGTGCTCTATCCGATCGCGGCGACCTTTGAGACCCGCGTCGGCTTCCCCAGCATTCCCGGCGGCCTGTCCTATTACGAGGCGGTGTTCCGGCGACTGCCCGGCGGTTTGCCGACGACATGGCAGGGGCTCAACGCCGAGAGCCTGCCCTATGCCTGGGCGGCCGGCTCGCTCGTCGGGCAGGATATCGAGATACGCTACCGGCTGTTCGATCTCGATGTGAACCCGACGCCGTGGTCGCCGATCCTGGCGAGCCAGCCGACGATCGACAATACGCCGCTCCCCGCGCCGAGCATCAGCGCGGTGCTGACGCTTGACGAGCCGGACGGCAACGAAGCGACGATCACCGTGACGGCGCCGTCGCTGATGCGCGTGGCCGGCCTGACCTTCACCGGCATTGGCGCGCCAGGGCTGGTCGACGCCAGGCCCGGCCAAGTCTTCACATGGACGGCGGCCTTGCCGAACCGCAACGCCGAGATCCAGATTTTCACGTTCACGGCGACCGCCCTGACCAGCAACGGCACGACTTCGCCCGTCGGCTCGGCAACCGTGACCCTCGAACTCGTCTCAGGATAATCGACATGCTTTTCACGAGAAGCGCGTCCGACGTGTTCAACCCGGTGACGTCGGGAGGTTCACCTCGCGCCGCGGATATGGGCGAAACCCAGGTCTGGGGTGTCGAGGTCGAGCGCGTGGCCGGAGCGGCGGCCCTCTCTGGCGGCGCGCTGGTCTACAACGCCAAGTCGGTGATGGATGCCGATCTCGCGCGCCCTGCCAATGCCGCGGCTTGGGTGATTTCCGATCCGGTCCCGGCCAATAACGGCATCTACATGAAGTCGGGCGCTTCGACCGGCTGGATCCGCGTTGGCGATCTGCCGTTTCAGGTGATCCCGCTGACGGTCGCCGGCACCGCAAACACACTGGTTGCCACGTCGTCGCTGCCGGTCCCGGTCACTGATCGTGGCGCAGTGCTGCTGTTCAACACGCCTGCGGCCAATACCGGGGCGGCGACGCTTTCAGTCAATGGCGGCGCGGCGTTGCCGATCCTTGATCGTCACGGCAACGCGCTAACGACGGGCTTCTTCGTCGCCGGCGGCGCGGCCATCGCCGTCAAGCAGGGCGGCGCCTATCGCACCTTTCTCGACACCGATGCCGGCGTGGCCAAGAACGCCGCCGAGGCCGCGCGCGACCTTGCCTTGGGCTACCGCGACGCCGCCGAGGATTTCAAGGATGCCGCCCTTGAAGCCAACGCTGACGCGCAGGAGGCCCGCGAGGTCATTCAGGAACGGCTGCTCGGGTCGGGATCGACCTTCCCGACCTTGGATGGGGGCGGAAACCCGGTCCAGAACTATGCGCGCTTCTTCCTTGAGGGCCAGCCGGACGAAGACGACGACGGCGAGTATTACTACAAGGACACGGTCTGGATCAGGAACAACGGCGCGCAGCCCGCGCTTCTACCGCGGCGCGACCACTATATCGCGACGGAAGACGGGATCACCTCGGTCGCGGTCACGGGTGGCTATGTGCCAGGCCAGATCACGGTCGCCCGCAACGGCGTCGGCCTGTGGCTCGGCGCCAGCCCGGGCGCGGGACCCAGCCTGCCCGATGCGACGGCGGCGGATGGCGAGACCATTGTCTTCCCCGCGCCCGGCCTGAAGAAAGGCCACCGCGTCTCCTGGGAGATCACCCGGCCTTCGACGCTCGACGCGGTCACGGCGGCGGACGCGACGGTCGCGGCGATCTCCGGCTATGACGCCGAGAACGTCCAGGAGGCGCTGGAGGAAATCGTCACCAACCTTGCGGCGGTCGAGGCCGGCGGCACGGCGGCGGTCTATCACGTCGCGGTCTCGACCGCGGCCAATGCGCTGACGGTGGCGCTCAAGACCGATGCGGACGCCAACCCTTCGGTCGGTTCGCCCCTGAGCTTCGGGTTCCGGACCGCCGCCGGCTCTCTCGTCGTTCGGCAGTTGACCGCGGCCTCGTCCTGCGCGGCCAGTCCCAGTTCGACTTTCGGCGCCAGCAGCGGCGTGCCGTTTTCGCTCTATCTCGCGCTGCTCGACGACGCCGGGACGCTGCGCCTCGGGCTGGTCAATCCGCGCATCGCGACCGGCCTGCTGGCGCTGCGTCGGCACGATATCGTCGATGCCCAGTCCGAGGGCGGAGCAGGCGCGGCCGACAGCGCCGGCGTGATCTATGCCGGCAGCTCCGTCACGGCCAAGGTCGCGCTCTATCTGGCGCGGCTCGACTGGGATAGCGGGCTGGCCACCGCCGGCCAATGGACTGATCCGACGCGCTGGGTCCTGCTCGCGCCCGGCGACCCGCTGCCGGGCGACACGCTGAACCGGCGCCACAAGACCGAATCGGGCGGCACCGTCACGGGCGGCACGTCGTTTGCGACCATCGCCTCCTTCGCGATCACCCCGCGCCGTCCGCAGAATGCGATCAAGGTCTCCGTGACGGCGGCGGCGACGATCACCGGCGTTTCCGGCGCCAACACCTCCCATACCGGCCAGTTGCTGCGCGGCTCGACCAATCTCGGTCTGCCGCGCGCGACCGGGGCCGGGTCGGGGTCGGGCGCCAACCTGCAGATCTCCGCGCCGTTCGCGATCGACATCGTCGACTATCCCGGCGTGGCGAGCGAGGTGACCTACAACCTGCAGCATCAGACGTCCAACGGTGCGGCGATCGCCACCACGAGCGCCATCAGCTTCAGCCTCGAGGAGATCTGCGGATGAGCTTCGCCTCCCGTATCGCCGACCATGTCCTGTACGCGCAGCCGCTGGCGCCCGTCGCCGATCTCCGCGATTTCCTCGATGCGCGCCACGGCTTCGGCGGCTGGGCCTACCGCACCGGCGTCGGCCTCGGCACCGACTGCCAGTTGGCGATCCATGACGCGCTCGACGCCCTGCGCGCCCGCTACGGGCGCGGCAGGCTGCTGATCCCGCCGACGGGGGCGTTCCGGATCGCGGCCGGGATCGACGCGGCCAAGCTCTCGGGAAACCTCATCGAGGGCGTCGGGTCGCAGGCCTCGATCGTCTATTACGACGCCGGCAGCGGCGTGCTGTTCCCGTTCTCCGGGGCGGGCGGCTATACCGGCGGCGGCGTCAAGGGCCTCGGCATCCTGCTCGAGGATGGCCGCCCGACGTCGACGGCCGGGGCCTTGCGGCTGGACGGCGATGCGAGCTTCCAGCCCGACCAGTCGACCTTCGAGGATCTCTACGTCACGGCGGCGGGCAGCAGCTACTGGTACGACATCCTGGTCGCGTTCGGCTCGGAACGCACCACGCCCCAGGGCATCCGCATCGTCACCATGAAGAACCTGCAACTGTTCCGGGGCCGCAACAGCGGCGCGCAGTTCTACAACTGCGTTGGCTGGACGATCGAAAACCTCGGAACCTTCGTCGGCTCGGGCGGTGGCAGCGACGTCTACATCTCCGGTGGCGGCTCCGGGCCGACCAACACGACGCAGATGGACCTGCGCGGGCTGACCTGCTCGGGCACGCTCAGCCTGTCGAACGCGACGAAATGCACGATCTTCGGCCAGGCCGGCGCGGTCGCCGCCGCCACCAGCTTCAACTACCACGCCGGGCGGGTTTTCTCGTCCTCGTTCTCCGGCACGCTCGGCCCGCAGGGCGACCTCGAGGTGATCACATGACGGCCGTCACGCTCCCGACGATGGAACAGCTCGAGGAGGCCGGGTTCGACCCGGCCTGCCCGCCCTATCCGCCGGTCACGATCGACGGCGAACTCTATCGCGGCCTGCGCGACATCACGATCGACCTCGTGCCGGAATGGGCCGGGCGCCGCGACGAGGTCCGCGCCGCCTGCCGGGCCGTGGCGCTGGCGGCGGCGTACGAGGCGGTCGCGGCCGATGCCAGACGTCGTCTCGCGGAAACCGACCACTGGACGCTGCAGGCGGCGGAGGCCGGCGAGCCGCTGTCGCAGATACGCCGGGCTTATCGCAACGCCCTGCGGGTGATCGCCGGCAACCCCGCCGGCGTGACCGCCTGGCCGGTCCGCCCCGCCAGCGACTGAAGCTGCGCCTCGATCGGCGGATCGCTTCCGCCTGCCGCGATTTACGCAAGCGCCGCCGCCGGGCGGCTTTTTCATGCCCGAAAGGATACCGACATGGCTCTCTCTGGAATGCACATCGCGTGCGGCTTCGCCGGCGCCGTCAGCGATCGCCGCTCGGGCCAGCCGCTGCTGGGCAAGCTCGCCTGGTCGCAGACCATGGCGATCGCGGGCACGACGGCCAATGCCGCGCCGGCGAGCAACTCGGCCAAGGGCGACCCGGTCTTTCAGCTCCGCGCCTCGGCCGATTCCTATGCCGCGCTTGCGGTGGCGCCAGACGCTACGTCGGGTGCGCGCATCTTCGTGCCGGCGAACGAGACGGTCACCGTCTACGGCGAGCCTGGCGACAAGGTCGCCTGGATCACCGCCTGACCCCTCCGGCGGAGCGATCCTGATGAAAACCGAATTCGGAAAGCTGAGGCTGCAGAAGCTCGGCAAACTCGCTCTCTCCCTCGGCACGGGTGGTGGGGTTCCCGCGCTGCCGCCGGTGATCCAGGCCAATGCCTGGTCGCAGCCGGTCTACGCCTTGCGGACGGGCGCGAACTGCTTGCCGCGTGCGACGCCGAACAAGATTCCCGGCGTTGACGCCAGCGCGGCGGGCATGGCTGTGGTCAACAATTCCGGCGGCGGCTTGAACTGGAAGACGGTGACCATCACCGGAGCTGGTCGCGCGATCTCGGGCTGGGATTTCAGCGGCTGTCTCGTCGTCGTGCGCGGGTCGGGTTGCACCGTCGAGGACAATCTCTTTGCGCCGCCGCTGATCTGGAAGGTGTCCACCTCTGAGATCGTGGTCTCGTCCTACGCGCTCCAGATTGGCATCGGCGCGGATAATGTCGCGGACGCCCTCGTGCAGTTCAACGATTTCGACGGCGGGCTCGGAAAATGCAACACGGCGGTCTTTCTCGGGCAGGAAGCAGCTCGCGCGATCGTCGGCAATAACCGCTATCGCTATTTCGCGTCCGACAACGTCAAGAGCCTGTGCCGCTACACCAGCGACGCCGATCGCCCGGTGCTCCGCGACAGCTTCCACGGCCTCGGCGGCTGGGGCAGCCCGACCGCGCATTACGATGCGATCACCATCGCTCGTGGTGGTGCTCACATCCTCAACAACTGCTTCGAAGAGACCCCCCAAACGGGGGCATACGGTCTCAACAATTCGGTCCGCCTGCAGGCCGACGTCCCCGGCTATGTCATCGACAATGTGCTCGTCGAGAACCTGGTCAGCTATGGCCGCACCGGGCCGTCCCTGCCGTTCCAGAATTCCAACGACAACAGCGCGGTCGGCGCGGTTCGGTTCCGCAACATCATCGTCGAGCCGAACGGCACCGGAGCGGTCTTTCCGACCGGCCAACAGGACTCGGAAGGTTTTGTCGAGATCACCGGCGCGCTGCGCTTCCCCGACGGCGCGGCGATCGCGACGCCGGCGCTCAAGCCAGGGGGGTTCACCTATGCGCCGACGCTGGCCTCCGTGCCTTCGGGCGCCGGCGCTGGCATCGAGGTCGGAACCTTCGGCGCGGTCGATGTGAACGGCGACGCGATCAGCTACTCACTGCAGGACAGCGCCGGCGGCCGCTTCGCGATCGCGGCGGGCAACAAGCTCGTGACCGGCCTCGTCGCCACTGACTATCCAACCGCGACGAGCCATGCGCTGGTCGTCCGCATCCTGGATGCCGGCGGCAAATACATGGACCGCAACCTCACGATCGCGGTCTCCGAGGGCCTGCCGACGATCACGGTTGACCAGGCCAGCGTGCGCTTCCCGACGGTCAATTCACTGTCGAGCGCCATTGCCGGCGCGTCCTATTCCTATATCGCTGCCTCGAACCCGAGCCCGACGACCGGCACCTGGTACAACAACGACCAGTGCTGGCTCGCGACGCTGGAGGTGCCATGGGAGCAGCTCGACGGCCTGACCGGGACCGCGCTCTGCGGTGTGCTCGGCAATCTCGGCACGACGGCCGCGACGCAGGCCCGGACCTTCGGCCTGTTCATCGGGCCGAGGAAGCATGCGACGCTTGCTGGCAAGCTGCAGCTCACCGCCAATTCCGAGAGCGGTCAGTCGGCCGACTGGTTCAAGCAGGCGCTCGACATCTCGGCGCTGCGGCGGATGCTCGTCGCCTTCCGGCGCGACGGCTCGAACTTTCGCTTCGAGATCTACTCCGACGGCGCGCTGGTCACGTCGGTGACGCAGGCTGTCGGGGCGTTCGCGACCTCTGCGCGGATCCAGGCGGGCTTTCCGATCGGGACGATGGGCTCCTCGGCCGGCGTACCGCTGTCCTCGGGTTCGGTCATCGGCTTCCCCGGCTCCATCGGCCTGACCGGCCACTATGTCGGCGCGGTCACGCAAGCCGACCTCGAGGCGATATCGGCCGGGGTCCACCCGCTGACGCAGCTCACGGCGGCGAACTGGCGACAGTACCGCGATCTGCCCGATGTCACTTCAGGGTCGCTCGCCAAGCCTGCCGCCGCCACCGGCGACGCCACGGCGGCCTTCACCACCACCGGCACCGGATTCGGGCGCGGCAGCGACCTGACGCCCCGTCGCAGCGGCGCGAACTGGTTCGCCTCGAACTACATCCCGGACGGCTATGTCTGGGGCCTGCAGCCCGGCCAGACGACGGCGACGCTCACGCTCTCGGGCAAGGCCTCGGGCCTCACCGGGCTCGTCGAGGCGCGCGTCTTCGACGAGACCGGCCAGGTTACCAAGAACTGGACGGCGCTGACCGGCTCGACGATCGCGGGCGGCGTCTGGTCCGGCACGATCGCCGCCCCCAAGAACAGCGGCTGGGGCCATATCGACCTGCGGCCGGCGGCCGATCCGACGCTGGTGCACCGCCTGCGGGGCAAGCTCGGCGTCGGCTACAAGTTCGGCATCATGGGCCAGTCGCAGCTTGCGATCGCGCTCGGCGCGACGACGATGGCGAAAGCGCCCGGCGCAAGCGCGGCGCTATCCTACCAGGCGTTCGACGCGACCACGCTGATGGCGACGCTGAAGCGCGCGACGCCGCTGCGGCCCCTGACTGATTTCATGGCCGTGGCGGCCGAAATCAGTCAGGCTTACACCACTGCCCCGATATGCCTCGTCGACATGGCTGTGGCGGGGACCGGCATCGACGAGCTGCTCGACGACAGCGAGGCCGATCGCCGGTGGTCGGACATCACGACCTCGCTGGCAATGTGCGGCGCGGACGTCTCGGCGGTCGTCATCAACTGGTCGACGAACAACCAGTCGACGTTCGCCATCCTGGAAGGCTATCTCGACCCGCTGATCCGGGGCGACGCTCCGGCCGGGGCCTCGCCTGCTTACACGGTGGACCACTATCTGCGCGACGGCCTGACCTTCCCGTCGACCATGGCGATCGTGCTGTCGCCGCCGACGCGCCACACCGATGCGACCAAGGCTTCTGCGACGGACTTTTCCGGGGGAGCCTACACCGGCCCCGCCGGAGCGGCACGGGCGGACTACTACGCCTATCCGGCCGCTCACGCCGGCGTCGTCGCCGCGATCGGTCCACCGTTGAACGACATGGCGATCACGACCGGTGGCGGACCGCACGAGCCGACGGATATCGACGAGGGGCCCTCGCGTATCGCCCGTCGCCTGCTGGTGGGCCTGCTGCGCGGCATCGCGATCGACACGACAGCCGACCCGGCGATCACTGGTGCGACGCTGGCGAGTAGCACGACGATCACGGTCAACGTCTCCCGGCCCAACGGCGGCACGCTGCAGACGGCCTGGGCGCTCAAGGGCGTCGCGGTGCCCGGCGGCGAAAGCACCGTCCAGGGCTTCGAGATATCGACGAACGGCGGCACGACCTGGTCGCGCTCCGGCTTCACCGCCGAGATCACCGACGCGGCCGGCGGCGTCGTCACACTGACCAAGGCCAGCGGAACATGGGTCACGGGCGTGCGGGCGCGTTACCTCGCCAACGGCCCGCTCGACTACGGCCTGCCGACCGAGGCGCTGCAGCTCTATCACGGCACGCTCTACGAGAGCGGGGCACTGGAGGGCGGCATCGGCCTGCCGGCACGTGGCGGATGGAGTGCAACGCTATGATAGTCCACAGGTGCTGTCTCTTGGGCGCTTCCAACGTCCAGATCAAGCCAATGACATCTAGTGCCGCGACCGACGAAGAGATCAAATGGTTCGCCGAGCAATATCGTCAACGTGGCGAGGCCGTGCCGGCGAAACTCGTCGAGGAGCTCGACGCCATCACTCGTCGGCGCTCTGAGCCCCCGCACCCGTAGCAAGGGGGGGCTAAGCGCCGTCGAATCCCCCAGCCGCCTTCGGGCGGCTTTTTCATGTCCGGAGCATCATTGTGACGAAGCGTTCCGAAGCCCTATTCCGAAAGCTCGCGCCGCGGATCATGCGCGATCTTATGGCTGCTTTCCCTTGGCAACGCGAAGATGCCGGAGCCTGCCTCGGCAATCTCGGCCATGAAAGCGGTGGCTTCCGCTTCCTGCAGGAGAAGAAGCCGATGGTCTCGGGCTCGCGCGGCGGTTGGGGCTGGGCGCAGTGGACCGGGCCTCGCCGGCGCGCCTTCGAAGCCTGGGTGAAGCAACGCGATCTCGATCCTGCCGGCTACGAGGCCAATCTCGGCTTCCTGTTGCGCGAGCTGGAGACGAGCGAAAAGGCGACCGTGCCGGCTGTTCGCAAAGCGCGCGGGCTCGAGGCAAAGGTAAAGGCCTTCGAGCTTGGCTTCGAGCGGGCCGGCATCAAGCACTACGAAAAGCGGATCGCCTGGGCGAGGATCGCGCTCGATGCGTTCGACGCTGCTTCGGACGCGCCGTCGTCGACGGCCGAGCGGCCTCCGGTTGTCGTTCGGCCGGACCTCGTGCCCGACGAGATCACAGATCCGCACACGGTCAGTCTCGTCCAGGGCTGGTTGCGCAATCTCGGCTACACCGAGGTCGGCCAGCCGGACGGCAAGATCGGCACGTTCACCCGCGCAGGAATCCGGGCGTTCCGGGCCGAGAACGGCTTGCCCGAGAACGAATCGATCGACCAGGCGTTGATCGTTGCGCTCGCTACGGCCAAGCCCCGCCAGATCGCGCCGGCGAGGGCCGAGGCGTCCCCGGCCGAGGTGCGCGACAAGGTGCCCGAGGCCAAAGCGACGTGGCAGGGCAAGATCGCCAGCTGGTGGACGGCGGCAATCGGCGGCGTCGGCGCCGCCCTGTCTGGCGCGATCGACTACCTCGGGGATGCCAGGGGTTATCTCGAGCCGGTGAGGGAGTTCGCCGGCGACGTGCCCGGCTGGGTCTGGTTTGCCGCGGTCGGCGCCGGCGCCTTCCTGCTTTCGCGGACCTTGCAGAAGGGCGAAGCCGCCAGCGTTCAGGCCTTCCAGGAGGGTGCACGGCGATGAATTCGCTGCTGATCGGCGCCGCAGCTGGCATCGCGCTCCTCGTCGGTGCCTATCAGACCGGGGTCTTGGCCGAGCGCAAGCGTGGCGAGGCGGCGACACTGCGGGCAACGGTCGAAATCATGAAGCGGCAGCAGGATGCGGCGCTGACCATCCAGACCCAGATGGCCGAGCGGGTGGCGCAGCTGCGCGCGACGACGCTCGAGCGCGAGGAGACCACGGATGAGATCATCAAAGGCTTGCGGGCTCGCCCGGCTGCTGCTGCTTGCCTGCTCAGTGATGCTGAGCGCCTGCGGGTCCGTTCGATCCCGATCGGACGCGCGCGTGCCGATTCCCGGTCTCGATAGTGCTGTACGCGAGCCCTGCAGAGACCCCGGTGTCGATCGCGATGCGAGGGTGGCGATCGCGCAGCATCGGCGCGCCCTTGCTGATTGCGAGGACAGGCGCGGCGCTGCCGTTGAGCACATGGACCTCGTAACGGCCGGTTTTGGATTGGAGAAAACACGATGATCGTCGTTCGTGTCGCGCGCGGCATCTCCGAACATTTCCCGGCTCGCGCCACCGAATGGGGTTTCTCGGCCCTGATGATCTGGCTGGGTTCGCTCTTCCTGCAGCATCCGGCCCTGTTCGACGCCTCGCTGAGCTATGGCGGACTTGCCTATCTCGCCGACGAGATCGTCTGGGGCTGGGCCTGCATTGTCATCGGCGCATTGAGGCTGGTCGCCTTGGTGGTCAACGGCACCTTCGCCGATACCTGGTATGGGCGCTGGTCGCCGCACGTGCGCGGGGCCTGCGCCTTCCTGTCATGCGGGATCTGGTTTCCGGTCTTCGCAGGCTTCCTGGCGACGGAGCGCCCACTCTTGATCGTCTGTTATGCCGGCGTCGTGTTCGGCCTCGACGCCTACAACATCCGCCGCGTCTGGACCGATGCCGGCCGAGCCTCGAAAGCCCATGCCGATGCCGCCGGGATTTGAATGGGTCGCGGCACTCCCGCCCGGCTTCCAGGTGCTCGTCATGCTCGGCGTCGGGATCGGGCTCGCCATTTGGGGGCGTGGCGGCTTTCTCACGGGCAAGAAAGAGCCGGCGGTCTCGACAAAGGGCGTCATCCTCACGGCTGGCAGCATCACCGATATGTCGCCGGTGCGCGACCTCGTGGCGGCGGTCACCAGGCTGGCCGTGGCCAACGAACGGTGCGCCGACGAACTCGGCACCATCCGCCAAATTCTCGCCGAAGATTCGGAGAACCGGCAGGACGATCGCACCTATCGCCGCGGCCTCGAGGCAGGGCGACGCGAGCCGACGCCGCGGCGGCGAACATGAACTGGCGGGCGTTCCTCCCTAAACTTGGGCCGTCGTTCCTTTGCGGGCGACGGCCTTTTTTGTTTAGGGCCGATGTCCGGGCGTGCCAGGCGGCGGGTAGTCCGCGCGATGCCATGCGGGTCTGCTTTCGGGCGACGGCCGTCCGCATCGCGAGCAGCGATAGCGCGCGCCGATCGATGGGACCTCGATATCGGCCGGCAGCTCGTCAACCAGAATGTCGATGTGATGCCCGCAGCTGATTATGCACCAGAGGGTGACGTAGCGCGTCCCGTTCTGGCGCATGTTGGCGAGTGTCATCATCGGCATGACCGCCCACTATCGGCTCGGCCATCCGAGTTCAATGGGGAACGCGCAGGCGCGCCAACAGTAGGTTGACGCCGCTTCCCAAGCTGAATGTCGTCGGTTCGATCCCGATCGCCCGCTCCAAAAATCCTTTGGAACTCAGCTTGTTACGACGGCCTACCGTTGAACTCGCGTTCCCCACGTTCCCCAGCGCGTTCCCCAAGGCTGTTTAGGGCTTGTTCTCGCCGGTCCTATAGGCCTGCCGCTTCGCCGCGATCGTCTTGCTCTTGCCGATGGCGCCGCGCGAATAGCGGGCGGTGGTCGAGGCCTGGGCATGGCCGACGGATCCGCGAATCGTGTCGAGATCTGCGCCCGCATCTTCGGCCTCGGTGATCGCGCCGGCGCGCGCATCGGTGTTCCAGACGCTGTCGGGGATGTCGGCCGCGCGGGCGATGACCCGCCAGTCCCGGGCATAGGCGAACTCGGCATAGGGCCTGCCGGCGGTCTCGTCCCTGATCAGGGGCCCGATGCGCTGCGCGAGCGGGATCGATTCGAGCAGCGCCATGATGCTCGGAAAGAGCTTCAGGTCGTGCGAGACCAGGGAGCCCGTCTTGGTTGTCTCCTTCGAGATGACGAAGTCGCGGCCGAGATCACCCCAGGTCAGGCCATTGGCCCAGCGCCGCCAGCCCTTGCCGCGGCGGCCGCGCAGCACGAAACCGTCCGCACCCTCGCCCTCGGCCACCGGCAGCCATTCGCCGATCACGTCCTTCTGGCGCATGCCGGTCTCGAACTGGATCGCGGTTCCCAGCGCGAGCGACAGACGCTTCGCCTCAAGCGCCTGCGGGATGAAGGCTTCGACATGGTGCGACTCGAGGCGAGAGCGACGCCGCCGCGGCCCGGCGAACTCGGTGGCGCCGAGGATCGTCGACAGCCGTGTGCACTGCTCCGTCGCCAGCTCGGCCGCGAGACCGTAGCGCAGCATCTCCCGCAGCATCTTCATGATCTTGCAGGCGCGGTCGATCCGCTCCGGGCCGCCCGGCTTCTTCGGAGCCTTGGCCGCCTCATACCAGCGTCGGAAATCCTTGAGGCCGAGCGCGGCCAGGCTGCGCTGGCCGAAGGCCTTCTCGATCGTCCCGACGACATGGAGCTGGCTGCGGCGGGTGTTGTACTTCCAGGTCGCCACCGGGCTTTCGGCGTCGATCTGGAAGCGCCGCGACAGCGAGGCGATGGTGCCGTCGAAGCTCTTGTAGTCCTGCTTCTGGCCGCTCGACCAGGCCAGCATCTCGGCCTGGAAGCGCTGGCACGCGGCCGAGACCAAGGGCAGGTCGGCCGGCGTATCGGCATAGTGCAGCCGCACGGTTTCGGGCGTGAAGCCGGCCTTGGCGATATCGGCGCGGGCGACCCAGTAGAACGCGACGGCGCCGCCGGCGCGCGTCCTTCGCTTCAGGCCTGGGGTTGGGTGATCATCTGAGCGCATCAAGATTCTCCGTTCCGTCCGTGGCGGACGGACCGAAGCTAGCGATTCCATATCGCTTGTTGAAATAGGCCATGACGGCGGGCCAGTAGCGGCCGCCCATGATCGGGTCGATCCGGGGCAGGCCATCGCGCTCGAGCACGATGGCCCGGGCGCGCCAATCCGCCGCGGACTGGCTCAGGCGACGGGCGATCTCGGCCTCGCTCGGGAAGAGACCTTCGTCCAGTTTGCGTGCGGCGCCCATCAGCCGGCGGCCTCGCAGGTCGGCCGGCGGCGCGGCATGACCGCATCGAGGATCGGCCTGAGCGCCTCGCGGCGAGCCTCGGCCGTGTCGTGATTGACCCAGGCCAGCAGGACGGCGGCGTGGCAGATGTCCGGTTCGCCTTGCCTCGGCAGGCTGCACCAGCAGGCGAGGTTCTTGCCGCGAAGGCGCTCCGTCTCCGCCTTGAGCACATAGGGATAGGTGCGCGAGCGTTCGCAGGTGAGATCGTCCATCGACAGCATGGCGAGGCCGTCGCAGGTGGCGATGAACCAGGCGACGCAATCGGCGCGAGGGCCGTGCTTGCCGACGACGAAGGGGTTCCCGTGCACGCTCGGCCGCGCCACGTTGACCGCCGGCAGACCGTTGGCGGCAAGCGACTCGTCCTGGAGGTCGAAGCCCTTGCGCCGCGAGAGCCGGAGGCGGACGGGGATCGTCATGTTTCAGCTACGTTCTGGCGCTCAAGCTGATCGGCGGCCTGGTGCGCGCCGAAGCGGAACTCTTCGATCAGGATTGTCGACAGCTCGCGCCAAGGCGTGTCGTCGCGGCAGCCGCCCGCCGTTGCCGTCATCGCCGTGTGACCCATGACGCGCGCCAGAACGAGGATCGCCTGCATGGTGCTGTCCTCACCCTCCACCTTCTCGGCTTCGCGCAGCGCCTCCACGGCCGCGATGCCGAACACGCGCATCATGCGGACAAGAATGCGCTGTTCGGCATTGCCTGCGGTGTCCGCCCATTGCTGGTTGCGGATCATCTCCGCGACATATTCGTCAAACTCATCGCCCCGGCTTTCGCCCAGGAACGCCGCCAATTTCGGGAGCGCCCGGGTTCCGCTGGTCAACAGGCCGCGCCTCTTCGCCTCACCCATGGCGGTGCCCTCCTAGAACGGGATGTCGTCGTCGAGATGGGAGGTCGCGCGGCTGCCCTGCTCGGTCCTGCCGGGCTCTGATCGAGCGGGCTCGCGCGTGCGGGTCGAGCCATAGGAATCGGGATCCGGCGCCGGCCGCTCGGCCGATTCGAGCATGGTCAGCTCGCCGCGGAAGCGCTGCAGCACGATCTCGGTCGAGTAGCGATCGGCGCCGGCCTGGTCCTGCCATTTTCGGGTCTGCAGCTGGCCCTCGACGTAGATCAAGGCGCCCTTCTTCAGGTACTGCTCGGCGACCTTGGCTATACCCTCATTGAAGATGACGATCGAGTGCCACTCGGTCCGCTCCTTCTTCTCGCCCGATTGCTTGTCGCGCCACGTTTCCGACGTGGCGATGCGCATACTGACGACAGGATCGCCATTGCCAAGGCGCCGGGTCTCGGGATCGCGGCCGAGGCGGCCGATCAGCTGGACCTTGTTGAGACTGCCGGCCATCAGGCAGCCCTCGACGGGAGAGTGCGCCGCAGATAGGCCTCGATCTCCGTCGCCAGGACGCGCCAGCGCAGCGCGCCCTTCTGGACCGGCGTCGCCTGCATGCGCGCGAAGGCTGCCGGCAGGTCGAATTCGTCGAGGACGTCGAGCTGGTCGGGGTGGTCGCGCAGCAGCGGGTCCTGCTCGAAGACGGCGCAGTAGGCGGTGATGATGCCGGCGCGGACCATGCCGATATTGCCGTCGCCGGCCTTGACGATCGCCTGGAGCGCGGCGGTCAGCGTCGCGTCGCCATAGAGCTCGGCGAGCTTGTAGATGGTGTTGACGGCCAGCGTCTCGCCGCGGCCCATGTCAGAGGCCGCCTTCATGTCGGCGATCGTGACGCCGGCGGAGTCGCAGATCGCCTGGATGCGCAGCGCCGCCTTGTCGCCGGCGGTGACGCGGGCCTTGTGCAGTACGGCCGGGCGCACAGCGAGCTGGCGGGTGTTGATCTCGGTGAAGGCCTCGGCCTGCTCGGCCTCGTCGACGATGACGACCATGCAGGGCACGGACTTGATGTTGCGCAGCCTGGCGGCATGGCAGCGGTGCTGGCCGTCGATGATGGCATAGAGCCCGCCCTCGACCGGGGCGACGATCACGGGGGCGAAGCGCGACCAGCGGAAGCGCTCGGCAATGCGACGGATCTGCTGGCGGCCGCGCTGGCTCAGCGGTCTCTGGTAGCGATCGTCCATGCGTAGGACGTCGAGGCCGAGCCATTGCGTCTGCGGGGGGGGGCCGGGATGGGTGGTGAAGGCGATGCCGGCGAAGCCTTCGATGTCGATCTGGCGGAGCGCGTCCATCACGCGGCCTCCGCTTCGTCGGCCGGCTGGGCCAGCAGCAGCGCAATCATCTGATTCTTGCTCTTGCCGAAGGGCACTTTGATGCCGCGCGCCTCGAACTCCGCCCGTACGCCGGGTGTTTTCATGTCTTGAAGGCGGGCGCGCTCCTGGTCCTGCCAGATGCCCTGCGCCGCCTCGGCCGCGCTCTGGTGCTGCTCGGCCGGGGGCTGCGCTTCCGCCGCAGCCTCGGGCTCGGCGGTGTCCGCCGGCTCGGCCGGGGTCTCGATTGCGGCGAAAACCTCGCCGCGCAGCAGACGCGGCAGCCAGTTGTTGGCGATCGCCAGCCGGGTCGCGACCGCGCCGAGATCGGCCTTCTTGAGCTTGGCGTGTTTCGCCGGCTCGTCGCCGCAATCGGCGATGGCCGCGAGCGCCTCGGGCTTGGGCGCGGCCGAGAAGTAGGCAGCCGGGTCGAAGGCCTGGACGAGGGCGGCGCGGTGCTTCTCGACCGGCAGGGCGCAGCGCAGATCGGTGACGGCTTCGGGCTTGAGCGGATAGGAACTCGCAACCGCCTTGCTGGTGAAGTCGAGGCCGCGCGCAAGAACAGCCGCGACCAGCCCGTGGAGATCCGCGTCAGGCAAGGCCAGGCAGTGGCGGAAAACCAGACCGATATCCGCACGGGGGTGTGCGTTGCGATCCCAGGGCAGTTCCGGCCCCTGCCTTGCTCCTTCGAGCGCAATCTTGAGCGGCGCTCCCCTGCAGATGAAGCCGCTCACCATGGCCGCGAAAGCGATGCGCGGTTCGCCGGCGAGGACATGGGCGGCGGCCCGCGTTGCGGTCAACGCGAGATCGTCGAGCAACACGGCCGACAGGCGGGTCGGTTCCGGCGCCTCAACCTCGCCGTCCGGCGGCGGGCTCTTCGGCGCCGCCATGGCGGTGCGCGGCTCGGGCTTCGCATCAGGCTTGCCCTTGATGAAACCGCGCGCGATCGAGAGGGCGCCATCATGACCGACGGCGACGATGGCGATGGCCTTGGCGCGGCGCGCTTCGGGCAACGTCAGCCATGCGGCGCGGTCGTCGTCGTAGGCGGCGTGTTCCAGGCTCAACGGAGCGCGCTCGGCCTCGAGCGCATCCTGCTCGGCGAGAAGGACGGCGATCTCCGGCGTCGGCTCGACCTCGTCGTCGAAGCCGGCTTCCTCGAGTTCACCCTCAATCTCCTCTGCCCTGGTGTCGATCTCCTGTAGACGGGTCTCGATTTCGATCCGGCGCGGCGGCTTGGCCTGGGCCAGGGCGGCCGGCTTCGTGATACGTTGCCAACGATAGCTGTCGCTGGCAGCCGCGCCGAACAGGACCTCGCCCCAGCCTTCGGCGTGCTTCAACGCCGCGGCTTCGGCCGCAAGCTTCTCATCGGCCAGGCGCGTCAACAACCCGCCATCGGCAAACTGGCGCTTGTCGGCGAAAAGATCGGCGACCATTTCGCCGCCGGCGGCACGATAGGCTTCCTCGCCCACAAAGAGGGCTGCGCCCCGGTCGGCCGGCACGGCCGCATGCGTGAAGGCGTGTCGGATGGCGTAAGGTTCAAGGCTCCGACGGTCGCCCTTGGCGAGATAGGCGGCCTGGTCGGACGGTGAGGCGAGGGTGAAGGCCCGCGCCGCGTCGCCATTGATCCGGCCTTCCAGCCAGGCCTTGCGCACGTCCGGATGCAGCCGGCCGAGCGCCTGACGCTGTTCGACCTGGCGCAGGGTGATGCCGAAATGCGCGGCGATGTCGTCGTTCGTCTTGCCGCGCTCGGCCAGCGAGGCGAAGGCTTCGTATTCCGCGACCGGGTGCAGCGGCTTGCGCAGGATGTTGGCGGCGAGCGAAATCTCGAAGGCGTCGGCGTCGGGCTCGGGATCGCGCAGCACGACGTCGACCCATTCGATGGTCGCGACGTCGGCGGCGTCATCCTGCGCATCGATCTGGTTGAGCGCGGCGAGGCGGCGGTTGCCGTCGATGATCTCGATCTTGCCGTCGTCGCGCTTGCGGCCGACCAGCGGCTGCAGCAGGCCATGGGCGCGGATCGACGCGACGAGGTCGGCGACGTCGTCCTGCCCCGGTCGGACGTTGATGGCCACGCCGGCGGCGAGTTCGTTGAGGCGGTAGGCGACGACCCCTGTCATGAGGGTTCTCCAATGGTTGAGAGGAAGGCCTCCTTCGAGAGGCTGTAGACGGTGACCTCGATCGAGGTAGGGTCCGGCCAGAGCAGATCGCCTGCCGGATTGTCGGAGGCGATGCAGGCCTGGCGCAGGACGGTCTGGATGCGTCGCGCCAGTGCGAGATCCGTCACCGCGGCCGGCACGTCGATCGCGATGAGGACGGTGCGCGGCGTCATCGTGCGGCCTGGCGGGTCAATTCGGCGATCGTGCCGGGGTTGGCCTTGGCCCGGGCGCGGGCGCCGTGAAGACGCGAGGCCCACATCTCGAAGCGCGTCACCCAGGCCTCGGCCGCCTTGGCCGGAGACAAAACCTTGATGCGCTGCTTCAGGTTGAGCGGCTTGATCGATCGGAGCTTCTCGTCCCAGGGCCTCGGCTGCGGCCCGAGCAGATGGTCGCGCTCGGCCAGCAGCAGCTGCAGATCGACATGGTGGACGCGGTCGCGCAGCAGCGCCGGCAGCGGCCAGGGCAGGCCGGCCTCGGCATGGAGATAGCGGTCGATCGGCTCGGCGATGCGGCGGCGCAGGCGCTGGATCGACAGGCGCGGGCCGGGGACGTCGCCGAGTTCCTGCCGGGTCTCGTCGAGGGCGATCTGCAGGGCGGCGAGGAAGGGCGAGGTCTGGTCGCCGAGCGGGCCCTCATGCCCGTCATGCAACAGGAAGGCCATGGCAAGCGCGTCGTCCTGGGTCTGGCCCCAGAGGAAGTCGGCGCCGATGCAGCAATGCTGCGCGACCGAATAGGTGAGCCCGCTCGGCAATTGGTTGGCGAAGCGGCCGGTCTGGCCGAGCGGGATGGCGATGTCGCGGCGGATGTCGAGCGTACCGGGCTCGATCGCGCGGCCGAGGATCAGCGCCCGCCCGGAGGCGAGCGGCAGCCAGGGCGCGGCCGCCGGCACGGTGTCGGCCGGCTTCACTGGCCGCTCTCCATGCGCTCATGCCGTCGATCGGTCAGGCGCTCAGCCATAGCCTCGATGGTGTCGAGATCATCGACGTCGGCGAGGTCGAAGGCTGCGTCGCCATTCAGCGACTTCGCGCGATAGAGCGCGTCGATGAACAGCGCCCGCGTCGCCTTCACGAGAGACGGTTCGCGCCCGGCCTCCTTTGCGGCGCGCCTGCGCTCGTCGGCCTGGCGCTGCAGCTCGGCCTCGGCCGGGCCGTCTTCGGCGGCGCGAGTCATGGCGTCACCAAGTCCGCGGTTGTCGGGCTGGTCGCGCGGCACGATGCCGCCGGCGACGGTTTCACGTGTCCCGATCATCGATCACACCCCGCCCAGGCCAGCCGGCGCTCGACCATCGCCTTCGTCGAGCCGACCAGGCGCCCGAATGTCGAGGGCGTGCCGGGCGTGCGTGCCGCCAAGGCTTCGATCAGATGGCGGCAGGGATAGCCCATCTCGGACTGCGCCAGCGCGATCTGCGAGCCGGTCCAGGCGACGCGGGCCGCGATGGCCAGTTCCCCCAGCGCGACCTTCGGCGAACCGACATGATCGGCGATACGGGTGGTGATGACGGCGACATCACCCATAAAGGCCGTGACCTGATCGAGCACGGCGATGCGGGCTGCGACCTGCGCCCCGGTGAGCGAAAGGGCGTCCATCTACACCGCCTCCATGCCGGCGGCGGCGGCTTCGGCGCCGGCATGCTCGCCGCGCTCGGCGATGCGCTTGCCCAGCAGCTTGGCGGCGTGAGGGCCGAGCGTCGCGGCCAGATCGACGTGGTAGCCGGCGCGGGCGAGGTCGTAGATGTCGGCATAGCCGCGCTCGATGCGGCCCTGGTCGAGCAGCTCGACCATGTCGGCGATGACGACCTCGCGGACGCCGTCTTCGGTCGGCTGGTTCGGGCCGATCTCGACCCGGGTTTCGCGGGCATAGGCCCCGGCGAGGCGGCGCTTGATCAGGGTGGCGTTGACGGTCTCGACCGGGGTCGGACGGCCTGGCAGCGGGCGTTCGTGACGCATGGCGGCGCCTCCATCGGGTTGCGATGAGGCAAGATTTTCCAAAAGAGAAAATCTGTCAAGTCCAAAACTGAAAATGACAGGCCGAGTCAGGAGCCTGATTCGCGGCGAATTGACTCAGCGGTTATCGTGAACACAATGAGAACATTCAACGGAGGCGACCATGGGTATCGCGTTTAAGGTCTACGTCCGCTGCACCAATTGCCGGAAGGATTACGGCTGCAGGCTGGAGCCGCCCGCAGCCGATGATGCGCCGGCCGATATCGACGAGCTGCTGGAGAGCCAGTACCTGCAGGAGCAGCGCTTCACCTGTCGCGACTGCGACTGTCCGATCGGCGCGGTGACGGGGGTCAAGCTGCTGGTCGACGACCAGGTCGAGAGCGTCAGGATACTGGAACCCTGTTCTTGATCTCGCGGACCAAAGCCAGAATGCGGACCTCGCGGCCATCATCGGGTTGAAGATTGCGTGGCACCACGATCGGCTTGTGGCGGGCATTGCTTGAGCGCGGGTGGAAGACCACGACGTCGTCCTGCAGCTCGACCTGCTTGACCGACCACTCGCGGAGCTGCCCGCCATCGCGCTCCTGCTGGACGACGACCACCATGTTGTCGCGCAAGGGAATGCCGATATCATCGTAATCGACGCCGATGACGCGCGAGCCCGGCAGGATCGGCGACGGCTCTAGCCGGTTCATCGAATCGCCAATGACATCGTAGGCCGTGCGCCGGGCGCGCGGGAAATCCGGATCGGCCGGCTCGTAGAACAGCTCCGGCTCGCTCTGGTCGAACTCGTCGATCGGGATGAACGAGCCGGCCTGAACGGGGCCCGCTACGACGACGGGCAAGAGTCGCCCTTCGGGCGCCGGCATGGCCTCCGGCCTCAAACGTAGATCCACGCCGGGCATCGCAGGCGGGGCCTCGTCGATGTAGCTGGCGATCACGGGCAGTTCCTCGACCTTGATCGCCCTGGTGCCGTTCAAGATTTTGGTCACGGCCGAGCCGGTTTTGCCGATGGCGTGCGCCAGGCCGCCCTTGGATTTGCCAGGCTTCCCAAGTCCAGTTTTTACCCACAGGCGCAGCTCGTCGTTCATGCTGCATTTTCCGAAATTCGGAAAGCTGCGCCAACCGCCGATATGGAAAATCGGACTTGACAAGAATTTTCTAAAAAAGAAATAGTCGCGACATGGAACCAGCCGCGACGATCATCACCCTCCTTGGAGGCGAGGCCAAGGTCAGTGAGATCACTGGCCGCGGACTTACCGCCCCTTACAAATGGCAATATCCGGTCGAGAAGGGCGGCACCGGCGGGCTGATCCCGCAACGGTTGCACACCAAGCTCCTCGATTATGCCCGCGCCAAGGGCATCGCCTTGGCCGCAGCCGATTTCCTGCCCGTTCAAAACACCGCCCCCGCGCCAGCGTCGATGCCGGAGCCCGTTTCCTAGCGCGTCACGACCGGCCGCGCGGCCGATAAAGGCGCGGCGATTTCTCCGAAGGACCAGAGGTGCGGCATGGGCGAGCGGGATTCGTGGTTTTTCCGGATGAAGGCGGCGCAGCGCGAGCTGATCCGCGTCTGCGGCGGCATCGAGGCCGCGGCGGCGATCGGCCTGGTGTCGGCGCCGCAGATGGGCCGGCTCAACAATGTCGGCGCCGAGGACCTGATGAGCGCCCGGGTCAAGG